ATTATTTGCAGATTTTGTAACTACATCTACAAGTGCTGATGCTGAAATAAAAGATAACATAAGAATATTAAGAGATAGAGCAAGAGAACTAGCTAGAAATGACTCTTATATCGCTAGATATTTAAATTTAATGGTCAGTAATGTTATTGGTAAGCATGGAATCAGAGTATCTTCAAAAGCAAGAAACGATAATGGATCATTAGACATAGGTGCTAATTTATTAATAGAAAGAGCATGGAAAGAATGGGGACAAGTTGGTAATTGCACAACTAATGGCAGATTATCCTTTTTAGATTGTCAAAAGATATTTATTGAATCTCTATGTAGAGATGGTGAAGTATTAATTAGAAAGATAAAAGACAATAAATCACCATTTGGTTTTACTTTACAGTTTTTAGAAGCCGATCATTTAGACGAAACAAAAAACGATACTTATAAAGCTACAGGCAACCGCATTAAGATGGGTGTTGAGGTAGATAAGTACGATAAACCAGTAGCTTACCATTTATATAAAGACCATCCATACGACAGAGTTTATTTAGCTCAAGCTCAACATATAAGAGTACCAGCAGACGAAATAATACACGCCTATTTACCGCAACGAGCAGAACAAACTAGAGGTGTTTCTTTAGTTGCTACTGCTATGGCTAATGTCAAGATGTTAAATGGTTATTTAGAAGCTGAAATAGTAGCTGCTAGAGTTGGAGCTTCTAAAATGGGGTTCTTTACCTCAAGCGATGGCGATGGCTATGTGGGTGATGGTGAATTTACTGATACTTTCAACCCAACAATGAATGCTCAGGCTGGTGTATTTGAACAATTACCAAGTGGCATGGACTTTAAAGCATTTGATCCTACGCATCCTACATCTGCATTTGATTCTTTTACAACTAGCGTATTAAGAAGTATTGCTTCAGGTCTTAATATTTCATATCACTCATTATCAAATGACCTTACATCAGTTAATTACAGTTCAATTAGACAGGGTGCTTTAGAAGATAGAAGTATGTACCAAATATATCAACAATTTGTAATTGAGCATTTTGTAAACCCAGTATTTCAAGCATGGTTAGAGATGGCTATATCAACAGGTTATATCAATCTACCTATAGGTAAATTTGATAAGTTTGCTAGATCAGTCAACTGCATACCAAGAAGTTTTGCATGGATTGATCCTTTAAAAGAAATGCAAGCTAATGTAATAGGATTACAAAATGGAACACTTACCTATTCTGATATTTCTGCTTCTTATGGTAGAGATACTGAGGAATTATTTGAACAACATCAAAAAGAAATAGAACTAGCAAAACAATACGATATAGAACTAGCTTATCAACCATTTGGTCAGAAACTTCCTGTAGAAGCAAAGATACAAGGCGGAGACGAGGAAGAAGATGCCTAAGCCAACTGAAGGAATGAAAGTAGAAGCTCAAAGAGGTCTTGATTGGCGAGAAGAGCATGGTCGTGGCGGTACTAGGGTTGGTGCTGTTAGAGCAAGACAAATAGTAGCTGGTGAAAACTTATCTGACGAAACAGTTAAAAGAATGTATAGCTTTTTTTCAAGACATGAAGTAGATAAGCAAGCAGAAGGTTTTAAACAAGGTGAAGAAGGTTATCCATCAAATGGCAGAATCGCATGGGCATTATGGGGTGGCGATGCTGGTTATAAATGGTCAGAAACAAAGGTAAATAAAATGAAGAATGAAGATAGAGCTATGCCTGATGCTTTAAAAGTAGGCGATTTTGTAAGTTGGAATAGTGCTGGTGGTAGAGCTAGAGGAAAGATAATAAAAATTGAACGAGATGGAAAAATAAATATACCTAACAGCGAATTAACTATTACAGGTACAGAAGATGATCCAGCAGCATTAATACAAGTTTATAGAAGTGGTGAACCTACAGATATTGAAGTAGGACATAAATTTAGCACTTTAACAAAGATTAATCCCATTAGGGATTTTAACGATTTCAATTCTAATGAATTGGAAAAACATCCTTTATCTAAAAATAAAGAGGAGAAAGCTATGAATAAAGAAGATAGACATATCCTCAATGTTAGTGAGACAGACAACTCTGTAGTTGTTGAATTTGCAAAGCATGAGGATGTAGAACATGAGGGTGAAGAACTAGAAGCAACTGACGAAGTTTCTATGACTGAATCTGAAGAAGAGAGAAAAGTAATTGATATGCCTATGAAATATAGAACTATCGATTTATCAAAACACTCTTATTTAGATGAAGAAAAAAGAATGGTTCGTGTAGGTGTTTCAAGTGAAGAGCCTGTAGAGAGATCGTTTGGCATGGAAGTGCTAGGTCACTCGGCTGATGATATAAACATGGAGTTTATTTCGTCAGGAGTTGCACCTCTTCTTTTAGATCATGATATGACTAAACAAATAGGTGTAATAGAAGAATTCAAACTAGACGAGACAGCAAAAAGGACAACTGCTGTAGTTAGATTTGGTAAATCTGCTTTAGCTCGAGAAGTGTTTGAAGATGTAGTTGATGGTATTCGTATGAATATATCTGTTGGCTACAGAGTCGATAACTTAACAAGAATGAATAACGAAGATGAAGTCTACTACAAGGCTGCATGGACTCCTATGGAAGTTTCTTCTGTAAGTGTACCAGCAGATCAAAGCAGGTTAGTCGGAGTTGGTCGTTCTAAAGATAAACAAAACACACAAACAACAAAGGTGAAAATAATGGAAAACGAAAAACAAGAAATTAATCTTGATGAAGTTAGATCACAAACTGTTGCTGAAGCTAAAGCTGAATTTAAAAGAAATTCAAAAGAAATCTTAGATTTAGCTGTAAAACACAACAAAAGAGATTTAGCTGACAAAGCGATTAGTGATGGTATCTCTGTTGAAGAATTTAGAGGTGTATTATTAGAAAATATTTCTAACAACACTCCTTTAGAAACTCCTTCAGAAATCGGTATGACTAAAGAAGAAGTCAGAGACTTTAGCCTAGTAAAAGCAATTAGAGCTATGGCTAATCCTTCTGACAGACAAGCACAAAAAGACGCAGAATTTGAATTTGAATGTTCTGCTGAAGCTGCTAGACAGTATGGTAAAGATGCTCAAGGTATCATGTTACCAGCAGAAGTCCTCAAAACTTGGGGAAAAAGAGACATCAACTCTTCTGATGATTCAACACTAATAAGTGAAGATTACAGAGGTGGCGATTTTATTGATGTATTAAGAAACGAATCTTCAGTAATGCAAGCTGGAGCAACAATGTTAAGAGGATTACAAGGTAATGTTGTAATTCCTAAGAAAACTGCTGCTTCATCTGCTGGCTGGATTGCTACAGAGGGTAGTGCTGCTTCTGAATCAGAATTTACTTCAGGTTCAGTAACAATGTCTCCTAAAGTAATCGGTGCTTTTACTGATGCAACAAGACTCTTATTACAACAATCTTCATTAGATGTTGAGAACTTAATCAGAGATGACCTAACAAAATCAATCGCTACTGCAATTGACTTAGGTGCTTTGGCTGGTAGTGGTTCTTCAGGTCAACCAACAGGGATTGCGAATACTTCAGGTATCAACACGACTACATTTGCTGCTGCAAACCCAACATGGGCTGAGATTGTAGCTATGGAAAGTGCTGTTGCTAACGATAACGCTTTAACTGGTTCATTAGCTTACATCTGTAGACCTGCTGATTTTGGTACTTTAAAAACTACTGAAAAAGCTACTGGTACTGCTCAGTTTGTTGTATCTCCTGATAACACAATGAATGGTTATAACGTAATTAGAAGTAATCAAGCAACAAGTGGTGATTTCTACTTTGGTAACTTTGCTGACTTATTAATTGGTATGTATGGCGGTTTAGATATTACTGTTGATCCTTATGCATTATCAACTTCAGGTGGAGTAAGAATTGTTGCTCTACAAACTGTTGATGTTGCTGTAAGACATGCAGTATCTTTCTGTAAATCAAGCGACTAATTAACTGATGCTTAAATGGAATGGGGGTAGCAATACCCCCAACTTAAATATGAAAAAATACAAAATATTAACAGATACAATGGCT